TAACAGTGCCAGCTTAATCGTGTAGACATTGGAAGGGTCGATGCTTCGAGCAATCTCCCCATCTGCACCCACAACATAGGAAGTACCATCACCCGCAGGTTCGATGCTGATGAATGAGTCATCCGCAAAGCCGGAAACGATGTGTCTGCCTAATGCACAGGTAACTTTCTTAGGATTGTAAGTAGTAACTTTACTCATTGTCCTTTATCCTCCTTCCTTAGAATGTCAAGTTGCCGCTGATTTCTACTGCGTGGATTGCTCCTGCGAGTCGAGCAGACCACTTGCATCCTGTGAGTTTTCTCGACTTTCTTTCTGCCTCTGTGAGGTCGGATGCCTTTGGAACAGTGACTGAATATCCATAGATAGGATTATCGTCATCGTCATACTCCGTAGGAGCAATGCCTCCGATGTCCTGTCCGTCCTTGAGAGTGGAGTCCATAACCCCCTCAATCAGACCAATGCCTCCGTCAGTAAACGGAACCTTGCGGTTGGTCTTGAGGGCATTGAATGTTCTAATCTGTAACTCATTCTTGAGCCAGTCTCTGAAACGGATAACATCAATCCACTCTCCCGCAAGAGTCATACCACCCATTGCACAGTTGCATCCTGCATAGCGGAGGAATGTGTTGATATTCTCTGCTCCCAGTGCTTTCTTCTGCTCTGTTGACAACTTCGTAGGAACGATTGTTGCCAGTTCCTTGAGGTTCCATGTCTCAGTTCCCGGGTCGTATCCGAAACACTTAGCCATCCAAGCCAGTGCTGCATACTGGTTTTCAGCAGGCTGTTTTTCTGCTGCATAACCGTCTGCGAGTCCGGAGAAAATACCGAATGTACGGTAGAAACTGAAATTCTTTACCGGACAAGAGTCGATGTCTGTGTACTCAAATGCGTACAACTTCTCATTCGCCTCCGCCCAAGTCTTTGCAGCCTCAATATCCGTGCTGTCTCTGAACTCCGTGAGGTGGATGCCGTAGAATGATGCCTCGCTATTTGCTCTCGCAAGCGTAGTAGCGACATCTTCATAAGTGCTTTTCTCAGCAGTCTTTTCACGAACAACGATATACAGTTCATCCGGAGATGGATTCTGAGAAAAAGCAACCGTTGCAGCGATGTACGCAGGACTGTCGGTCTTGTAACCATAGTCAAGTAATTCATCAGCCTTGCTGATTGCTGTCGTGCCGGAGATTGTTGCTGTGCCTTTTGCAGCGGGTCCGGCTACCACCAAGAGGATACTGTCGAAACTCACATCACTTGAACCCGGACTTGAAATCTCGACATCGCACTTGATGATGTCATCTAATGGATTGTTCTTCATTATGCTTTACCTCCTTCATAGGTTTCTTCTGAAATTTCTACTTCCTCGATGACACCCGATGTTGCATCTGCCATCTCAGCAGAGCCGCCTCCGGATGCGTTTGGAGCATCCATGCCACCAATTCCGTAACGACCATTTGCTTCTTGAGAAAAAGAAACCGTTGCCTCAGCCATTGCTCGGTAACGGTACTTACTGTCATTCTGCAAATTTGTCAAATCCCTCACAGGCGGTTCGAGGGATATATCCATGCCTTGTGCCGCCAGTCTGTCCACAATCTCCTCAGAGTCGAGGTAATTGAAGAAATCCTGCAAATCGCTTGCGGCTGTGTTGGCATAGTTTCCGGTAACATTCTCTGCCACCGTAACCGCCTTGCCTTTGGTGTACAGGTTTATCTCGAGCAATGTGCTACATGGATAAAACCTGTTTCCGTCATCATCTACCACCGGAAAGCGAGTTCTGTTGATGTTTCCAGTCTTGAGCGTTACATACGGCAAATCCGGTTTCGTATTTACCTGCTCCGCCCAAATGACCGTAGCACCGTGGAAGAACTCAGCCGTAACATCGTAGATGACCGACTCTACGCTCTCCATGTTCATCATTCGCCCTCCTGTTTTGGACCATCCTCAGCATCCAAACACTGAACGAATGTTGCTGTCCAGTGTCTCAGAGGAGTGTTCTCACTCAGCCTGCTTGACAGGCACTCGAACCACTTCCCTTGAAACCAAACACGGTCTGCTTTCTGCTTCTTATGCTCATCCTCAGCCAAAATCTCGTAGTCACAGAATACTTTCAACTTCTGAATTGATTTCCTGCCGTCCTCTTCGGTCTTTATGGTGTCCTCTAAGGTCTGTATGTCCATAGGCAGCGTTAAATCTTCATAAGGTATAGAAGAATAGCCTTGAACATATTTAGGCTCTGAATAACGCCTCAGCGTGTAAATCTTCTTTAAGAAATTCATCAGTCTCCACTTCCTTTCTGCTTGATTTCGTAATTGATTGACTGTCTCATTCGTCCAGTATCAATCAATGGTTTGGATGAGCCTTTCTTCTTGACAGTCGATGCCGCATTTGGTGCGAAACTGCCGTCCGTAATCTTCTCTTGGATGAGGTCTTTCTGAAAAATCCCTATCTCCTTGAGGACCTGTTCGGCAGAAATTCCTCTCACGAGGTCTTTTTTCTTCTCCTGCAAGAAACTTTTAATCTTTGATGCGTTATCATCTACGCTCATACGCAAAAACGGACGAGCCGGAATATGCACAGTTCCGAGTTCATTCCATGCTGCAATATCGCAGATGTCCGTGCCGTCCTCCTCAGTGGCTTTACCATGCTGAAAACCAACACGCACTTCCTTTTCTGCCAGTTCCTTGAGCATTTGCTGAAACTTTCTGCCGTCCGCTGTCACGGTATCGGTAATTCTCACACTCATTGAGCCTCTCCTGCTGATACAATCGGAATGATTGCATTTCTCCGGAGCGTAAGAAACTCCAAGCCATATACGGTAAGTGCATATTCCGCATCGACTTGGAGGTTCGTTTGCTGTCCGGTCGTATAACTGATTGAGGTTTCTCCCTCAGAATATGAGCCAACTCTGAGCGAGTCTGCGATAGTTCCTGTTCCGGTATCTCCGTATCCATTCATCTTTAACTTATGAGCGGTCAGATACGCCAGTGCCTTTTGGTATGATGCTCCGAACCGCTTCTCGCTGATTTGGTCTGAATACAGTTCGATGAACGATTTGACACCGTACTGAGTAACTTTGCCGTCATCGTTGACGACATCTTCATCCGGCAGGCTGTCAAATTCCTTTGCAACCATTCGGAATATTTCTAAGGCATTCATAGAGCCACCTCCCAACTTATTTGCTGAGAGCAGCCTTTACCTTCTTGCGTACATCTGCGAGGTCCTTACACTCTGCCGGATTGATACCGAGTTCCTGTGCAAGAGCGGCTACATCTTCATCGGATGCGTCCTTGAGACTGTCTAACTTTGCTTTCTTCTCAGTCGCAGCCTTAGCCTCTGCTTCCGCCTTTGCTTTATCTTCCTCGGCTTTCTTTTCAGCCGCAGCCTTTGTTGCGGCGGTAGACTTACCGGACAGGAATACTAACCCCATATTCTTGTACACCTCTAAGATAGGACTTGTCTCAAAAGCAAGCGGCACTTCCTTGGTCTCCCCCGGAAGTACCGTTACCTCGCCAACTCCAATTACCTTTTCAGATAAGTTTGTCATCTTAATTGCCATTTCGCATTTCCTCCTTTTCTCAGACTACGCTCCGACTGCAATGAGTGCAGAGAGCGGATAATAGATGATGCAACCTGCGACACGCTCCTCGCAAGGAACGATTACCTCGAGGTTTCTGTTCTGTAACGGATACTGATAGAACGGCATCGGAATTTCGAGACTGAACTTATCAGTAGAGTTCGTGTACAGGAACATAATGCCCTTCTGATAAGGGTTGGTATCCTCAGCATCAGACTCTAACTCCGGTGCAGATACGATTTCCTTGAGATACGGTGCGTTCTCCTTGAGAAAACGAAGCACTGTATAGCCAGTGTTCGGTATCTGACGAGTGGAGATGTCAATGTAGACACTGTGCGGAAGCATAAGCGTATCTGCGTGTTCTACGCCCTTGGTAATCTTAGCCTGATATGCGAACATACCATTGATGTCATCAAGGATTTGAGCCGCTGTCTTATGCTTGAAGTCTGTGTACTTCTGACCGTCAACCTCCACCTCGCTGAGGGTGTAAAGAGGAATGTTGTTGTCGGTAGACAAAACTCCGACAAGGTTGTTCTTCTTATCGCCCGCAAATGCGATGATGTTGGTTG